AATACAATGTCTACCAGTGCTCAGGCCTGTTCGCACCACCCTGAGTAAGCACTGCCACATCTCTTCGTGATCCTGACGGTTCAAATCAGCCATTTACGGAGGAACAAAGATGGCATTTTCATCAGCAAGTGGGTATACAAATTTACCCAATGGAAACTTCAGTCCAACCATTTTTTCAAAAAAGGTCCAGCTGGAGTTCCGCAAATCTACAGTTGTAGGCGATATCACAAACTCTGATTATTTCGGAGAGATTGCCTCAGCAGGGGATACGGTTCGCATAATGAAGGAGCCAAATATTTCAGTTAGTGAACTGAAGCGCGGCACTTCAATTACGACACAAGATCTCCAAGATGATGACTTCCAACTGGTCATCGATAAGGCTAACTACTTTGCGTTCAAATTGGACGATATCGAAGAAGCCCACAGTCACATCAATTTCATGCAACTTGCGGTTGATCGAGCAGCCTATCGACTCGCCGACCAGCATGACCAAGAAGTACTAGGTTACTTGTCTGGTTACAAGCAATCTGCACTGCATGCAAATGCCAGCGCAGTACGCTCAGCATCAGGTGATGTGAACGGCACGAAGGCTAACACAAACGCGGGTAACGACGAATTACTCGCTGCAAATAAGTTATTTATGGCAAATTTTGGAAATATCACTACGGCAGCATCTGCTAGCACAACAGGTGATTCAATTCCAATTGCTGCCCGCCTTCCGGGTGCAACGGCACTTCCAACAACAACCATTTCGCCAGCTATGCTTGTAGCACGTATGGCGCGTCTTCTCGATCAACAACAAGTTGACCGTGATTCAAGATGGCTCGTTGTAGACCCAATTTTCATGGAAATCCTTCGTGACGAAGACTCACGATTCATGCAAGCAGATTGGGGCGAGTCCGGTGGTCTTCGGAATGGTTTGGTCGTAAACAACTTCCACGGTTTCAAAGTATACCAAAGCTCAAACCTGCCATCAGTAGGTACGGGAGCCGGAACCACTGGAACTACGGCGCAGGACGACAACTACGGAGTGCTAGTTGCAGGTCATAGCTCAGCAGTTGCTACAGCAGAACAGCTTAACAAGGTTGAGACCTATCGTGACCCAGACTCATTTAGTGACATCTGTAGAGGTATGCACCTTTATGGGCGCAAGATACTCCGCCCAGAAGCAATTGTAACCGCTCGTTACAACGCTGCGTAGATAAGGTTAAGGGCAATGTCTATTACGCTAACCGTAGCCGCTAGAAATGCTGCTTTGGATGGTATTGTAGATCTAATAGATTTAGGAACTGGCTCAGCAGGTTCTGTGCAAATACTGGATAGTTCCAATACTGAGTTAGCCACGTTGCCCTTATCCAATCCGGCCTTTGGTCCAGCGAATAATGGAACGGTCTTAGCAAATACAGTTACTAGAGATAACACTGTTAATGCTGGGACCGCTTCTATTTTTAAAGTGTTCAATACAGAAGGCCAAGAGATTTTCTCTGGCACAGTAAGTGGATTGAACGGTGGTGGTGACCTCGTTCTCTCTAACGCAAACCTAGTCGTAGGAGATAGTGTAAGTGTCTCCTCATTTTCAATGACAATCTGAGGAGAATCTCATGTCACTTAGCGATAGTTTTGAGACCCACACTCTCAAATATCTTTTAACCACCGATAGCGTTACTCGCCCAACCTCATGGTACGTAGCATTATGCACAACTGATCCCACAGATTCCGCTCTTGGAACTGAGGTATCTAACAGTGGAACAGCGTATCAACGTCAGAGTGTGTCTTTCACTGTTTCTGGTAATAACGCATCAAATAGCTCTGCAATCGAATTTCCAGAGGCCACAGCGTCTTACGGCACAGTGGTAGCAGTAATGATCATGCCCGCCCAAACTGGCGGTACAGCGTCCGAAATGATTGCCCATGCGCAGCTAACAACAGACAAAGCAATCGCATCTGGGGATATATTCCGTATCCCAGCGGGTGATCTGGATATCAATATCGACTAATTAGGAGCGCCAGATGGCTATTCTCACTGACTTTTTGGAGCGAAAGCTGCTGGATCACATCTTCGGAGTGACGGAGATGACGAAGCTCACTTCTTTGTACTTGGGCATCTCTACAACGGCGTTTTCGGAGAGTGATACAGCCTCTCAAGCTCTCGCAAAAGAACCCGGGACATCTGGCACTACCTACAACTCCAACGGTTATCAGCGGGTGTCTGTTTATAGCGCAACCAACACCAGCGGTTTGTCATGGAGAAATGGCAGTTCAAGTCCAAATATAGAAAACAAAGACCAGATAAGTTTTCCACAGGCCACCACATCAAACTGGGGCAGTATTGGCTACTGGGCGCTATACGAGGATCAAGTTCCCTCGAACGGCACTTCCTCATCCACTATTGATTCGGATGATGGACAAAAGCCATTGATGATTGGTTCATTCTCGGCGGCTGTTACCACCAATGTTGGTGATCAGTTTAGGATTGCTACGGGCGATTTTACGATTGAGCTTCCTGACGTGATCAATGTAGCTTCCACCGCTGGCGGTACTAACGCTCCTTTTCACGGTAAATACGGTCTGGCTTTTTTACTGGGTATGCCCAATTCCACTATTTCTGGGGAATGGGATTTTATGTCTGGTTCTACGTATGATCAAAAATATTGGCTGGGCGTGTCTACCTCTGCATTCGGAACATCAGGCAAAAATGATGAAGCATATGCGGGGGTACAAGAACCGGGATATGACACCACTACTTACACTACAAACCAAAGAGAAGCCTACGTTAATAATGGATATACAGCTAGGCCAGAAATTACGTTTAACTCCGCTTCCACATCAAACGGCGTAACTACTATTACGAATAGTAATGCGGTTGAGTTTCCAGAATGCGCCAGCAACAATTGGGGAGACATTACGCATTTTGCTATTTTTGCGGGGGGCGATAATGATGCTAATGCAGAAACGCATGGGCGGTATGCAAAATACCCTGCTAGTATCAATGTCTCATCAGGAACCGCATCTTCTAATGCTGCACCAGAACAATCCAGACCACTCCTTATAGGCGCTCTGGACGCAACAAAAACAATAAATGTGGGTGATACTCTGCGTTTCCCTGCTGGTTCGATCTCAATTGCCTTAGATTAAGGTTTTTCAATGGCTATTTTTGGTGACAGAATAAAAGTCGCTTGCTCGACTACGGGCAGTACAGCTACGACCTTAACTTTAGGGTCTGCGGTCAGTGGCTTCCAGACACTCTCTGAGGGCGGTCTCTCCAACGGAGATTCCGTCCGTTATGTTATTGAGGATGGCTCTAATTTTGAGATAGGTTTAGCCACCTACGCCACGGGTTCTCCCGATACTCTTACAGGCCGCTCAGACGCCAACGTATCTGCTTCATCCAATTCCAATAACCGTATAAACCTGTCGGGCAGTTCGACGCTATTTATAGCTCCTACAGCGGCTGATTTGCAGACCGTACACGTATATTCAGCTACATCTGACTTACCCAGCGCCAGCGATAACCACGGCATGATAGCCCACGTCCACGGCGAAGGCGCTATGTATTTTGCGCATAGTGGCAGTTGGGTAAAAATCGCTAATTACAGTGATATCACGACCTATTCCAACGCCACTACTTCAGCCGCTGGGCTGATGAGTGCCGCTGATAAAACAAAATTAGACGGCATCGAAGCCTCGGCAGATGTCACTGATACCACCAATGTCGTGGCAGCGTTAACAGCGGGTTCAAACATCACGATTGCTGCTGATGGTACTATTAGTAGTACCGCAAGCGGCGGTGGGGGCGCATCTTACTCTGATCCTATCAGACAGACGGAATACACTGGCACAGCGACAGATACGTTTAACGCATCATCTACACCAGCGCTTCCTGCATTTACTGTTGGAAACATCCAAGTTTTTCTCAACGGTTCTAAACTTGCTGCTAATGATTTTACGGAAGCTTCAGACGGCTCTCAAGTACAGCTTGGTTCAGCTTGTGCCGCATCTGACGTTGTTACAATCGTCGAATATGGTGCGCCTTTTGCTTCTCAGTATTCTAGTAGTATTTTCACTGTTGGCACCTCATCCGAATATAATACGACCACGAAGGTACTCACCACCAGTTACACTGCTAATCGGGTCGCCGTTTACCTCAACGGTGTTAAATTATTAGTAGGCACCGACTGTACCGCTACCAACGGAACCAGCATTGATCTAACGAATGCTGCCCCCGTCACAGGCGATAAGATCGAAGTAGTCGAACATGGGACGCTGGCAGATACAGTAACCACACTCACAGGTCTAAGCGATACTCCTAGCTCACTAGGAACAGCGGGACAAATTCTTCAAGTCAATTCGGGCGCTACCGCCCTTGAGTTTGCAGATGCCTCAGAGGGCGTCACAACAGGCAAAGCCATAGCGATGGCTATAGTATTCGGAGGCTGATATGGCTGCACCAAACATAGTAAACGTAGCAACGATAACAGGCAAAACGGCGGTTCAAGCTGTTGGCACAAGCGCTACGGCAATCGTCACAAACTCAGCCAGTTCGGGCAAAGTTTTTAAGGTCAATGCACTGCTTGTTTCAAATATAGATGGCACAAATAACGCTGAAATTACAGTCGATTTATTTAGATCAAGCACAGCATATCATCTTGCAAAAACCGTTGTGGTTCCCGCTGATGCAACTTTGGATGTTCTGGCAAAAGCAATTTATCTTGAAGAAGGGGATAGCTTGAGGCTTACCGCTAACGCCGCATCTGACCTTGAAGCTGTATGCTCCTACGAGGAGATCAGCTAGTGTCTCGCTATAATTCATCAATCACTGGTAAAAAATCTACAGTTAGTGGTGGAAGTGCTAGTGGTATTTTTTCACTGAATAATGTTGCTGATGAACAACGTGAGGGTAATTGGCCCTCATACGAAGGACTAATTATTAAGCAGTGGCTTGTTGTAGCGGGAGGTGGCGCTGGCGGTGGAGCTATAGGCGCTGGTGGCGGTGCTGGTGGATTAGTGTATCGAAGCACAGATTATACCGACCAATCTAATGTTACTTACACCATTACCGTTGGTGGTGGAGGTTCTGGCGCTGGTTCAACTGGTGCGGCAGGAAGCAACAGTTCTATATCTGGCGGTAGTTTAACGGTTACTGCATTAGGTGGTGGCGGAGGCCAAGGCGGTGCTACTTCAAATACTACCCAATCAGACGGTGGCTCTGGCGGTGGTGGTAGTAGAAATAACGGCGCTGGCTATGGTGTTTTCGGCGGGGGTAGTGCAACACAACCTGCTTCATCGTCTGGTGGCTTTGGGAATGATGGCGGCGGCGGTGTTCATAATACTTCACCTCAAGAAAACGGCGGCGGCGGCGGTGGCGCTGGTGCATCTGGGTATGATGGTAATGTATTGAGTAACGGTGCTTATGGTACAGGCGGTGCAGGAAAACAAATAAATATAGATGGCAATAACTATTATTGGGCTGGTGGCGGCGGTGGGGCTGATCACTCTAGCGGCACGGCAGGGGATGGTGGAATTGGTGGCGGCGGAGGTGGTAGTGTCACTACAGGGTCGGGCTACGGTATTGGTGGCGGCTCTTCTCTAAATAGTGGATCAGATGGGGGAACAGGCACTAACGGCGGCGCTGGTGGCACAAACACTGGCGGCGGTGGCGGTGGTGGAGGATGGACAACCAGCACCACAGGTTATTACGGTGGAAATGGCGGTTCTGGGGTAGTGATTATCCGCACGACAGGAGTTGTTTCAACAACTGGCAATCCGACTGTAACACAAGTTGGAACTAACTACGTTTATACTTTTACTAGCAGCGGGAGCTTAACAATTTAATGGCACATTTTGCGCAGCTAGATCTCAATAACATCGTTCAGCAAGTAATTGTTGTAGCGAATGAAGTTTTGCTTGATGAAAACGGCGATGAGCAAGAAGCACTAGGCGCTGCATTTTGTGCAGACTTGTTCGGCGGCACTTGGAAACAAACAAGTTACAACGGCACTATTCGTAAAAACTTTGCTAGCGCTGGCTTTAGTTATGACGCAACTCGTGACGCCTTTTTAGCCCCTCGCCCGTATGTTTCTTGGACCCTCAATGAAGAAACCTGCCAATGGGAAGCACCCGTTCCTTATCCAAGCGATGGTAACATGTACAGATGGGATGAAGCTACACAATCGTGGAGTTTGATTGAATGACCAAATCCAGAGACTTAGGCGACTTAGCACAAACCGTAGCTACGAGCTTACCCACGGCATTGGGAACGGCGGGTCAGACGCTTGTGGTCAACAGCGGCGGTACGGCTCTTGAGTTTGCTGATGCTGCAACGGGCGGCGGTGGCGGCTCACTAGAAGCAACTGCATCTGGTGCTTTGGCGGATGGCGATAAAGTAGTTATAAATACAGACGGTACTGTTAGTGTTGTTTCATCTTCTCAGGCGCAAGAGGGCTTAGGAAGCGCCACTTCGTTTACCTCAAACTATACATATTATATAGATGGTGTTTATGATGCTAACGCTCAAAAAGTAGTGATAGTTTACAGAAATGGCAGTGTCTCTAATAAGGGGTACGCCGTTGTTGGGACTGTATCAGGGACTTCTATAAGTTTTGGAACACCTGTCGCTTTTGAAGCTGGAAACACTCAGGCCATATCCGCTGCTTATGACGCAGCTTCTCAAAAAATAGTTATTGCCTATAAAGATGCTGGTAATTCATCTTACGGTACAGCGATTGTTGGAACTGTTAGTGGGACATCTATAAGTTTTGGAACGGCTGTCGTGTTTGAAAGTTACACTATTGACCATTGTTCTGTCGTATATGACGAAAATGCACAAAAAGTTGTTATTGTATATCAGTCCGATACAAATAATTTTCAAACGGCAGCGATTGTTGGGACTGTATCAGGGACATCTATAAGTTTTGGAACGGCTGTTGTTGTACACTCAGGCGCTCCCCAAAGCGTAGCAACAGCTTATGACGCAAATGCACAAAAAATTGTTTTTGCTATTAAAGATGCTAGTAATAGCAACTATGGTTATGGGAATGTTCTTACAGTCAGCGGAACGTCAGTGAGTGCAGGTACGGGCGCAGTTTTTAACAGTGCCGCTACGGATCAAGTTAGTGCAACCTATGACAGCAATGCTCAGAAAGTTGTAATAGCATACAAAAACCAGTCCAACTATGGTGCTGCTGTTGTTGCGTCAATTAGTGGAACAACTCTGTCATTTGGCACCCCTGTTGTATTTGAAAGCGCAACAATAAACTGGCCTGAAATTGTCTATGATGTAGCTGCACAAAAAGTAACCATAGCGTACACAGATAACGGTAACTCAGCTTACGGTACTTACATTTCTGGAACTGTTAGTGGGACATCAATATCTTTTGGAACCGCAGGGGTCTTTGAGAATGGTGGCGGCAGTTGGCTTACTTACCTTGTTGGAATAACATACCCAATTTACGATGCAAATGCAGGAAAAATAGTTATCGCTCATACAGACAGTGACGGAACAGGATCTGCTGAAAGGGCAGGGTTGGGGATCGTTTTACAGAACGCTGGCGTAATTACAACCAACCTCACTGCCGAAAACTATATAGGTATTTCGGACGCTGCATATTCTGACACTGCCACTGCTACAATTCAAATCGCTGGCTCTGTGGATGATGCTCAGTCAGGCTTAACAGCGGGTCAGGCGTATTATGTTCAAATCGATGGCACCCTAAGCACTACGCCCGATAGCCCTTCTGTCTTTGCTGGCACAGCGGTGTCTTCCACAAAGTTGATTGTGAAAGGATGACCAGATGAAAACCATTGTAGAAAACCAAACAAACATTTCAAAATACCTGCTTGAAGATACCGTATCTGTAAGTATGGCTTCTGACAGTATTACCGTTGGTGACCCCGCCCAATTTATTATTGCGGACATGGGTAGTGATACTGCAACACTTCACACTGACGTCACTAACGCTCCAGAAGATTGGGCTGGCTGCAAATACATCTTTGATGGGACTGCGTGGGAAGCAAATCCAGATTGGGCTGATCCAGAGGCATAACTATGAGCAACACAAAAAATCTAGCCTCTCTCGCCGCCGCCTTAGACGATGGCACAAGCGGTCAGGTACTCCAAAGCACAGGCAGCGGCGGGGTATCTTTTGTGGCGGCAGGTTCAAGCGTTACCGCTGTTCAAGATCTCACTGCTTTGGGGAATATAAGCAGTCCTTCCGTTGGGGATATGGCGCTGGTCACTGATTTGAATAAAATCTTTGTTCGAAAGACGGCGGGTTGGTATTTGATTGCCACGGTTACGAACCAAGGACCACAATCTGTTTCTATAGCTATCTCTGGTGGTGGTAGTGGAACATCTTCTGCATACACACTTGCAGACAACGGCACTACGACTAGCAGTGTTACAGGATCGGCTGACCCTGACCCAGAGGCCGATGATCTAACGTGGTCGGCAGCAGCAGGTACAAGTACAGCGTTTTCAGCTACGCTTACTGATGGGGGCGGATCGGTAAACATCACGACAAGCGCCGATACAAATACTGTTCTATCCACAATTTCTCAGTCCAGTAACGTATTTACGCTTACTCCTAGCTCCTCAACCACTGCGCCTAACGGTGGAACTTTTGCAGTGACTTTTTCAGTAACAGATGGTGTTAACACTTCTGTTGATAATACGACAACCTTTACTTTGAACTTTGCAACATGGTCCCAACAACAGAAACTAACAGCTAGTGATGCAGAAGCAAGTGATGACTTTGGTATTTCTGTTTCTATTTCAGACGATGGAAACACAGCAATAATAGGTGCTCAGATGGAAGACACCACCGCAACAAATGCTGGTTCTGTATATATCTTTACTAGATCAGGGACAACATGGTCACAGCAAGCTAAGATACAAGCCAGTGATGCAGAAGCGTCTGATCAATTTGGTAGTTCTGTTTCTATTTCAGACGATGGAAACACAGCTATTATAGGTGCTCAATATGAAGACACGACTGCAACTGATGCTGGCGCCGCATATATTTTTACTAGATCAGGGACAACATGGTCCCAACAAGCCAAGATACAAGCTAGTGATGCAGAAACGAATGACTACTTTGGTTTTTCTGTTTCTATTTCTGGGGATGGTGATACAGCTATTGTTAGTGCATATTTGGAAGACACCAGTGGAACTTCTGCTGGTTCAGCTTATATCTTTACTCGGTCTGGAACCACTTGGTCCCAACAAGCTAAGATACAAGCGTCAGATGCAGCAGCTAATGATTATTTTGGTTGGGCTGTTTCTATTTCAGATGATGGAAACACAGCTATTATAGGTGCTTGGAGGGAAGACACGACTGCAACTGATGCTGGCGCTGCTTACATCTTTACTCGCTCTGGTACAACATGGTCACAGCAAGCTAAGATACAAGCGTCAGATGCAGAAGCGAGTGATAATTTTGGGCTATCTGTCTTTATTTCGGGTGATGGAGATACAGCTATTATAGGCGCTCCTACTGAAGATTTCTCATCTTTAACAAATAATGGCGCTGCTTATATCTTCACTAGATCAGGGACAACATGGTCCCAACAAGCCAAGATACAAGCGTCTGACCCAGAGACAGGAGATTATTTTGGGCAATCTGTCTCTGTCTCAGATGATGGAAACACGGCTATTGTAGGCGCACATAATGAAGACACTAATGGTAGCAATGCTGGTTCTGCCTATATCTGGACACGTTCTGGTACAACTTGGTCACAAAAAGCTAAGATACAAGCATCTGACGCAGAGGCAGGTGATAATTTTGGGCGATCTGTCTTTATTTCGGGTGATGGAAACACAGTCATTGTAGGCGCTGATAACGAGGATCCCAGTTCTACAACAGATGCTGGCGCTGCATATATTTTTGAGTACTCTTAATGGTTAATTCAGAGGCATAACTATGAGCAACACAAAAAACGCCGCCGCTGACGAAAGCAGTAACATCCCATCTGCACCGTTGAAAGGCTAACTGAATGTTAGGATTTCACCCATTAGCCAGCGCCCCGTTAGGTGGGTTGGCTGGCGGTAATTTTGTAGATGCTACAGCGTCTGCAAATATTGCTGCCTCTAGTGGTGTTGAAGCTAAAGTTGTTAAGCCTGTCGTTGCTACTGGTACACTAGCTTGTACTACTTCGGTTGAGGCAAATAGATTAAAAGACGGTGCCGCCAGCGCCTCTGTTGCAGCGACAACAACAGTTTCTGGTGAGATTGTAATTGATGGCGCTGCGAGTGCGTCCGTATCTTCAACGACCACAGTGTCTGGGGAAGTAGTCGTTGATAGTCTTGCCTCTGGTTCAATATCTGCCAGTGGTACAATTGATGCGGTGCGGGTGGCTACAGTTGATGCTGCTGCTACTGTAACTTCAACGACTACTATAGATGCCGCTGTAGTTAAAGAAACTGCTGCATCAGGTAGTATTTCGACAAGCAGCAGTGTCCTTTATAATATATTTAAAGACGGCGATGTCACAGAATCCGTTGCAGTTACTGGCTCTGTTGCTGGTAGGCTGGCAGTTGATGGAGACATCACTGAGAGCGCCGCTATTACAGCGTCAGCGGCTGGTAGAGTTGCTATAGATGGCGATATTACCGAAAGTGCCGCAATTACAGCGTCAGCGGCGGGTAGATTAGCAGTCGATGGAGACATCACAGAGTCACTTGCCATCACAGGCTCCTTCGCCGCTCAGACAGGTACAAATGGAAGTATCACGGAATCCGTAGCAATTACGGCATCCGCTACCGCCAGCCTCATACAAGTTGATGCAGAAGCTACTGGCACCATAACGACAACCTCGTCCGTTGATGCGCAAAAAGCAAACATCCTTGTACCATTAGGCGATGTAAGCATCACCACTTCTGTAGATGCGCAGAAAGTAAATCTAGGCGCTGCTGCTGCTTCTATATCTACCACTACAGCCATTGATAGTAGGTCTGTTAAAGTAGCTGATGCCGTATCCTCTGTCGTCAGCACAGGCACTGTTGAGGCGGGAGTACGCACTCCAGCGGATGCTACGGTTAACAGTGTCACTACAACAAGTGTGGATGCACAGAAAGTTTCTCTGGGAGAGGCCGCTGCTTCACTAGCAGTTACCTCAAGCATTGACGGCGAAATTGTCGCAGCGGGTTCTATCACCGAAAGCGTTGCTATCACGGCGTCTGTTTCTGGGCGTTTGGCTGTTGAAGGTGCCATCACTGAAGAAATGGAAGTCACTGCTGAAGTGTCTTCTAATATCAAGGTAGGACAAGCATCTACAAATGTTAATGTATCTACCAGCGTCGGTGCTTCAACTGTTTTTGTGGGCAGTGCAACAGCTACAGTAGCTTCCTCAACCACCTCTTCGGCTGCACGGGTTAGGGAAGCAAGTGCATCTGCATCAGTTTCTTCTACAGGCGGCACTAATGCTGCTATAGTAATAGACGGCGCTGCATCGACTGATGTATCAACTACCACAAGTCAAACTGGTAATATAAACCTCGCCGCTCCAGCATCTGGATCAATATCTGTCACGGGCACGGTCGATGCTGATAGGATCAGGGATGCCAGTGTAAGTGGGTCTATTTCATCCACAAGTTCCGTAGATGCTGATCGGCTAAATGATGGCGCAGCGGCGGGTTCTGTTGCGGTAACAGGATCAGTACAAAAAACTGAGATTATAAATGATGGTGCGGCGAGTGGATCAATAGTTTCGTCGTCCTCAACAGATTTAAAACGAATTAGAACTGTAGATGTTTCTGGCGATATTGATCTGTCATTTGGTGCGCAGGGTTACACTGGACTCGTCGTTAGTGCGGCAGCATCAGGCAGTATTGTTATAACAAATGTTATACATGCCCAAAGAATTATTGAGAGTACCTCTTCAGCAAGTATAGCAGGGTCTAGTTCTTCTGCTGCAAACTGTGTCAGAGTTAGTCGTCCTACTATTAACTTTAATACATCCACCAATGTACTAGGCGGGGTACGTTATACATCTAACATTGCAGGCACGGTTAATGCCCCTACCACCAGTTTTGCTACTAATGTGTTCACATTCACAGAGATACATCAGCAACCGTTTAAATCATCCACGGTATCTCTAACCAACTCTCCGTTCAAATCTACTGAAGTGTCTTCTCCCGCATCGCCCTATAAGAAAGTTGCGTAATGACTACATTTATAAATTTAACCAATAGGCTTCTAAGACGCCTTAATGAGGTTGAGCTATCCACTACCGACTTCGCCTTAGCCCGGGGTATTCACGCTGCGGCTAAAGACGCCATTAACTCGGCTATGTTTGATTTAAACACCATGCAGTATGAGTGGCCTTGGAATGCGGCGGAAGAGACTACCACCTTAGTGGTTGGTCAGACGGAATACTCCAATCCCGTAGGTATGAAGACTATGGAGTGGGAGAGTTTTCAGATTGTAGGTGATGGTACTTATTCATCCGAAAGCAAGAGGTTAGAATTTATCTCTACGGATACATGGTACAAGAATTTCAGAGATAGGGACGACGACAATTCTACTTTGGGTTTAAGTATACCTAAATATGTATTCCCGTCCCACGGTACAGGTTGGGGGGTAAGCCCTGCCCCGGATAAAACTTACCGACTACAATTTAGATACTATTTTCATCCTGCAGAAATGGTCAACTACGACGACACCATGTTAGGCAATATAATTTATCCTAATGCGGTGGAGCCTACGATCATAGAGGGTGCGTTGTATCATATGTACATGCTGAAGGATAACCCAGAGTCTGCCCAACTGGCTAAAGCTAATTTTATGCAGGCCGTGGCGGATTTGAAAAGCCAATACATAAATGCCTACTCCAGTCTCCGTGACACACGGGTCAACTTCGGCGGGGGTAGTGGCGCTGCTCAATACAAAACAGTTAATGCGAGTTTCTAAGTGGATAGGATTGAATCCCTTAAAGTAGTATGCTCCGGCGGTCTAAACTCCAATGAGAACCATTTGGATTTAGCCGAGAATAATAGTGGTGCGGCTACTCGACTGCTGAACTACGAGCCTAGTCTGTTCGGAGGTTATCGCCGCATTGAGGGCTTTAATTACTACGACACCACTGTAACCTACGCCTCTGGCGATTATGGGCAAGAAGTACAGGCAAAGGATTCTAACGACGACGACGTAGCTGAAGGGCCTATTTTAGGCCTTGTTATGTATCGTAATGAAAACTCTACTTCTAATCCATATCCCATTGCCATGCGCAAGGACGTGGGTGCTAATACTTATTCTTTTTGGAAGCACCAACCATTATTAGGCTGGAATAAAATTACTACGGGTCTGACCGCCCGAGCGACACAAACAGGCAGCGGATTTAGTCTTAAAACCGTATCCAAGGTCCGCCATGTGCAATTTAACTTCGGCACTCGGGCAGCGTCCTCACCAGATCCCGCCGTACCGGGCTCCTTCATCATATTTGTAGATGGGGTTAATCCAGCGGTAATCTTCGATGGTACAAACTGGAGAGAGATAACCAGTTCAGGCGCTGGGACATTAACAAGTCCCGGGGGAGCAACTGCCTACGACGCTCCTGCCATTGTAGATGTCTTTGAGAACCACATTTTTATGGGTGGGGATCTGGAGTACCGAGGTGGTGTATCTCACTGTGCGCCTTTAAACCCGTTTGATTGGACCACTGCCTCGGGTGGTGAGCAGTATTCCATAGGGTACGAGGTAATACAAATCAAACCCTTCCGGGATAATCTTTTTGTGTTTGGTCAAAACGCCATTAAGAAGTTTACCGCCGACGCTTCTACTAGCGCCCCAGCGCCATTTAAATTGGATAGTGTGACTGCTAACACAGGCTGCGTGGCTCGAGATAGTGTGCAGGAACTTGGCGGGGATCTCATATTCTTAGCCCATGATGGCTTACGCCCCGTTGCGGGTACGTCACGCATCGGAGACGTCGAATTAGAATCCATTTCTCGTCCTATTCAAGGTCGCTTAATTGACATTATTAAAAATGAAGATTTGGGTACGCTTAATTCTTGTGTGATTAAATCCAAAAGCCAAGTACGTGTCTTTATAGGAGGTACTGCAGACGAAGGCATTGGTATTCTGGGTGGCCTAGTGTTCGACGGGTCTGCGGTTAAATGGGAGTATAGTGAATTACTAGGCTTCAAAGTCTCCTGTATTACCAGTGAATTTATAGGCGCTAGGGAGTATGTCTTACATGGGGGCTTTGATGGAAAAGTATACCAGCAAGAAAACGGTAATACATTAGCCGGGGAAGATATAATATCGATTTATAGTACCCCATATTTAGATATGGGCGACACCGAGATAAGAAAAACCATACACAAACTCAATACATTTGTACGGGCCGAAGGCCCCTTCACTATGAATCTGGCGCTGCAGTATGATTGGTCAGACCCCAACACTATTAACCCAGCCGATTATGCTCAAACGAGTACAGGTGCGCCTGTGGTGTTTGGCGGGAGAAATATAACTTACGGCGGCTCAAACGTAACCTACGGCGGTACGTCTAAGCCTGTTATTCTCAACGACATACAGGGCAGTGGCTTCAGTGTGCAGGCTACATTTGTAACGCAGGGGCAATTCGCCCCACACACCATTCAAGGCATGGTGTTTGAATATGCTAAAGCAGGAAGACGATAATGGCAGGATATACCAGACAATCCGCAAGCAGTATACAGAACACGCTAGACATTACGGCAGCGCCTCTCAACAATGAGTTTAATGCCCTGCAAACGGCGTTTGGAACCACAGGGCACACGCACACAGGGGCCGCTGGAGAGGGGCCAAAGATACCATTAGGTACGTCTGTGTCTGGTTATCTCCCAGTAGCTAATGGCGGCTCTGGCGGTTTAAATAATACAACTGCCACCACTAACCCTACAACGGGGGATGACGCTGTTGATGGCTATGCAGTAGGATCTACGTGGGTAAATACAAGTACAGATCGAATGTATGTGTGTGCGGATAATACTACTGGGGCAGCGGTGTGGCGGCCCTTGGTTCATATCGACGCCACAGACAGTGCGATAGTCCCGGATCTGGCGGATACAGGTACATATGGTTTAGGTACGGCTAACAAGAAATGGGCTAACCTATTTGTCTCTGGCGGAGTCTCTGGCGGCGGAAACCTCTCAATGAATGGCACCGGGGTATTTGGCTCCAGTGTGAGTGCTACATCCTTTGTTACTACTTCAGACCATCGGGCGAAAAAGATTACAGGCGACGTCGAGCGTCCTCTTGAGAAAGTCATGTCTGTTAAGCCTAAAACAGGTATAAAACACGACGAATTATTTGAGAGAGATATGTTTTTGGCGCACGAGCTGCAGCGTGTGGCAGGATACTCTGTGACGGGCAAGAAAGATCAGATAGATGATTATAACAACCCGGTATATCAAAAAGTGGACTACAGCTCTCTGGTGCCCCTGCTATGGGCTGCTCTACAAGAGGCTACGCAGAGAATAGAGGACTTGGAAAAAAGTATAAATAGCACTTAATTGGGTGTTTATTTATTCTTTTAAATAGTGTATAACTAATGTATTATTTGGCATGAACGCTGAATTTTATAAGTCGGTCCACGACGCACTATATCTCTTCTCCGCCAGCCCGGATCATAGAATATACACTCTGTCAGAGTTTTTAGATTTTGCAGTAGCTCCAATAACGACATCAAAGATACGCTTTTTCTACAGCGAGGGAAGGCCCCGGGGATTGGTTACTTGGTGTTGGCTTACTGAAGTAGAAGCAGAGCAATTTCTAGACGAACGCTGGACCCCTACAGTAGATGTTTTTCGGAGAAACTCAGGAGAACAATTATGGGGAATAGACTTCATAGCACCTTTCGGGAACACGATACAGGTGATGCGGGAGATGAGACGCCACTCCAAACGATTGTATGGCGAAAACACAAATGTCCACTGGCGACGATTTAAGCAGCCAGACAAACTGATTATAAGGAGATTTTAAATGGGCGGCGGTGGAAAAAAGACGGTCAACAACACTACTTTGGAGACAGGTTTAGGTGATGCGCAATATGCGGATATCATGGCGGCTTTTGAACAAGGTGGTATAAATGTAGGCGAAATTGCCAATACTTTGGCAGCGCAAGGTGTAGATATTGATCAGGTAATTGCAGACTTAGGATCTGCGAATACAGGTATTTCCGGGTTGCAAACTGGTCAGATGGGTCTGGCGTCTAATGTAGGTACGGCAGGCCAAGGAGATGTATATGGTACGGGTTTATATGGTGCCCTAGATACACTTGGCGGCAATATTACAGATCAGTTCGGTAATGTTATAGGTGATCTGGGCGGTTTGGCTACTGGTCAAAATACTATGATGGCTAATCAAGGCGATCTAAGCCAAGGTATAACGGACACTCGATCAGATATTGGTCAGGTGCAGACTGACGTAAATCAAGGCTTTCAAACTCAATCTGGTAGATTTGATACACTAGACACCAACGTGGGTAATGTTCAGAATGCAGTAGACACGGGCTTTGGTAATACAGAGAATGCATTCAGCGCACAAAATGCGGCACTCGAAGGGGCGTTTAATGCCGCAGAAAGTAATCAAGCCGCCCGTAATGCTGATGTTATGGCGGGGCAAGCGGGGTTAGGCAACACCTTAAACGATCTCACTGCGGGACAAGCCAGTATGGCAAATGCCCAGACTGATATACTGGGCAATCAAGGTACAATAGTAGAGAACCAAGGCACTGCTGCTAATAACTTCACAGAC